CTGCCTCTGCGCGTTCTAACGCCTTAGCACGCTCAGCCTCGGCTCTTTCTGTCGCGGACATCTCCGCTTTCTGCCGCTCTTCTTCCGCGCTCTTTAACTTGGCGAGCTCGGCCTTCAAATCGTCATAGTCTCCGTACTTCTTGCGTTCCCTTGCGAGTCGGTCCGTTACTGCGCGGTCCATGTCCTCCTGCGTAAATGTCTTCGTTGGCTGCGGATCAACCGGTGGGTCTTGCGGAGTTGGTTCCGGATTCGGGTCTCCATCTGCGAAAAGTTGCAAGTTCATCGGATACTTAACGTTTGTCATATCGTTTCCTCCCGCGTTTTAGCGCCGCGTAGCGCATAGTGTCCGTCAGTTTAGCGACTTATCGTAGGTCGTGTTGCATTAGCTACTGCTACGCACGCCTACCGGAGCCTCAATAAAAGGCTGCGAGATAAAGCGGAATGAGAATTCGATTTCGTCACCCGGACGCCACGTATTAACGCCCTCCATCCGCCAATAGTAGAACGCTAGATGGCGTGGCTGAAACGCCTGAGCATCCGCTTGTTTCTTGATATGTGCGGCCGGGATTGCGCGGATAAAAGTCTGCGTGCCGGCTACGAGGTTAATCGGCTCTTTGAACACGTCCCACTGCAGTCCTTGATTGTTCCCGTACCAAACTCCACCGACGTCAACCGCTTGGATAAGGAATCCGTTTATTAGTTCCAGTCCGTTAATCGCGCGGCTGGATTTAATCGTACATTCGACGTGTGTTACTCCGTCTCGATACGCGTTTAGTGGCGAATAGTCGAGGTAAATCTTAACCTGCGACATCTTCGTACGATCCTGCGTTGTGATATCAGTCGGGAAGACACCTTTACCGGTTAACTCCGATCCCGTTGTCGCCGGCCTGTGCCATTTAAATTCCGTCCCTGCTGTGTTCTGGAACCGATACTCTACTTGGTGCATGTCCGTTGTTACTGACGTCGTATTGTCGGAAGAGGACGCATGGGGTGTGATCAGATCGTTCGTATTACGGTACTGCCATCGCGTGATACTCAATATAAAAACCCCCATACATCGACTGTTTGCGTACTTGCGCTCTTATTAAAAAGACCGATCTTAATAATCGGAGCACCGATAACTTCCGCTGAGCTCATTACGCTAGTGACGCCGTCGCCCATAGAGAACGTCTTGGCCGCGGAATAGTTGTAACCGCCGTCAATAGATATCCGCAGGACAACGTCGATGTTTCCAATTCCGGAAGCTTTCGCAAATAACCGGATATTAGCGAAGTCTGACACGTCGTAGTTCTCAGGCGAGGTCACAATCGTCGTATTACCGGCCGTTACCGAAATCGCTTTGAAGAACTGCGGATTCCATGTCCTACGCGCAAACGGCATCGTACGAATTGCGCCCGATCCTGCGTCATATCCGTGAGTTGTCGACGGTCCAAATACCGCAACATCCTCGCCGTGAGCTCCGATATCAGCGGATAAAGGAATACCGTTAACTGCGTTCAATGCCCGCCGTGAACTGTTCCGTGCTACTGTATCCCGCGCCATTAACCGACACCTCCGGGAATAACGCGAACATATCCGCGGTAGGCTGAATTGCCGCTAATAGAAAGCGTAGTGAATGGATCTACGCGCTCATCTAATGCGTCGCCCGCCTTCACCACCGTCACAAACTTTCCGGCTGTTACGGTAATGTCCGCTGTTCCATCGTTAAAGACTACGATGTAGTTTGCGGTGTTCTTGATTGGTACGTTCGCCGTCCCCGTTCCTGAAAACGGATCTCTTGCGATTGGGTCCGCCATCTAAATTCCTCCTCCGATATTTTCCGGATTGCGGACCGGAGAAAGCACGTGACGACAGCGTGGGTGGAATATTTCTCGACGAGGTAGATCGCCTACATACGGATAATCTCCGGGAGCATCCGGTGTTAACTTTACAATGCGGCCTTCCCAGTTACGGCACGCATCTTTTGCGCCATGACTCGATATCTGCGCGTAATAAACGTCACGGCCAAGCGCCTCATTGATCGTTGCTTCGCGTTGTGTCTCGGACATCTTCGTGAGTACAACCGTCTCAACGTAGACTTCCGGTTTCCAACGTCGTCCTGCAGCGTCGATAATGCCGGTGTCTGCCGCCTGGCCGAGCGTGTTTCGTAGACGACTAAGCGCGTCGGCACTTATTGTCCGCGAGCTGTTAACGCCTTGGCCGAGATTGGCACGCATGGCCTCCGCAATTGCCTGGCGGATACTCATACGCGTTCTACGGTCCATGTTCTGCGTAACTGCGAGCAGGTCCGCGTACGTGTCCGCTTTGGCCGCGTTTAACATGGCGAGGTTAACACGCGTGAGTTTAACGTCGGACACCACGCTTCCCAGGCCGAGTGAAATAAGCACCTGCCGCGTTCCGTCTTTGGCCGCCTTAGTCAGCGCCTCGTCAACGTGCTTCCGCGATTCTTCGTTAAGTTCGGCGAGTATCTTCGCGGACTCTTTCGCAGCAGCGTCGCCGTTCTTACGGGAAAAGCCCAACGTAAATAAGCGTCCGACTGCCGCACTCACTGCGGATTTCGCACGCTTAAACGCGTTGACTATTTTCGATACCGGCCGCTCATCCATTGTTAAACACCGCGTCCGCCGTTGTTGAATCCGCTATGCCCCCGACGCGCGTTTCGTCTTCGTCAATGCGGCGGATAGTTTCTTCGGCCTCAGCGTCAGTCACTCCGTCGAGGTCCTTGATCGCGTCAGTAACGGACCAGGTCGCCTTGTTTCCGGTACGTATTTGCGCTGTTTCTGCCGCTTCCTTCTCGTTACGCGGAATGCCATCGCGCCATCCAATCGTCGGATATACAGCTTCGTACGTCTTAAAGTCTTCGACGCCAGTGTTTGCGTAGTTTTCGAGGACCATCGCTTTCCATAGCGCATTCCTAACCGCGCGGTCAACGTGTGTCCGGATACGCTCGACTTTTTTGAGGATTGGCATAAAGCGCGCTTTAATCGCCGCGCCGTCCGTATGTGATGTTCCGGTTCCGCCGCTGTCCGCTGTGATCGTCGTGCCGAATAGCCATTGCGGAGTTTCCGCCATTTGATAAACGAGGCCGAGCAGGTAATCGAGTTCCTTAAACGCGCCGTCAAGCTGCGAGTTCCACGTCATATAGCCGGGCGTTACGTCCTCTTTCTCAAGCGGAATGTACTTACCGCCACCAACACGGACCGTATCGCTTCCGTCATCGTCAATATCCGGACCATATGCGGTCGGATCGCTGTGCTTCCAGAGGATATAATCGATCTGTACGAGTCGGTCGTTAATTGCGGACAATACGCTTTCCATCTTCTCAACCGTTGATATCCCGTACCAATGGTCATCCGTCGTTTTGTGCGGAATGTGGTCGACGTTAAGGTGCGCCGTCCCTGTTTCTACGACGTCTGCCTCGCGTCCAGTCGGAACCTTTTCGCCAACGATATAAATCGGGATAGCTACGTCCTCTGACGCGTCCACTCCGTTCTCAATCAACTTGTAGCGTTCGTATACGATGTATCCGGGAATGTGGCGCTCAACGTTCAAGTAAGGCGTCTCCGTCGAAGGAACACCGCGGATATACGACATGATCCCGCTTGTGCGTTCGACTTCCCACTCGACCCACGCGATATTAACGGCTTTGAACCGCTTCTTAGATCCCCGTGCCAATTCCGGAAAGACGATCGACGGATCAACCGTTTCTATAATCGGCTCCGGCTTCGTAGGTGGTACCGTCAATCCGAGTTGCAAAGTCTCCGTGAAGTCATCGCGGAATCCGTAACGTGTCTTAATAAACGAGTCGCCGCGGTAACCTCCGCCGATTGTCGTTTCATGTATCATCTGGTTCAGGTCGTTTTCCTCGACGATTGAGTCGATACGCGCCTGTTCCGTTGATTTCGGACCCTTGCCGCTGTTATACGTTGGCCTCTCTCCTACCAGCAAATCCGCTGGCTTTGTTACGAGGACGTCCACGATATTCACCGCGATAAACAGCGTCTTGAGCTGCGCGGCGTGTGGCGTATCCCGCAAAAGCGCAGAAGCCCGATCGTAAATCTCAGCGTGACGTCCCGCGAATATCTTACGGCCACGTTCGTACTTAGCTAGGCGGTGTATCTCCGTTTGTGGCGGATACTGAGCGCCAGGATAAAACAGTTTCGTTTCCTTCACCGTATAAAATTCGGTCAATTTGCGTCCTCCTTTCCGTTACATTCCGCGGGGTTTCTTGCGGATTTTCTTTTTACCGCGCTTATTAATTGAATACGCCATTTCGAGAGCATCCGGCAAGTCATCGTGCCAGTTGCTTCCGTACCGTTCGAAGTGTTCGAGCAACAACGTGTGTGCTTTGCTAAATACGAGCGATCCCTTTTCGATATCCGGTATTAACGCCTCTATCCGGAGCTCTTTCCGCGTCCGTTGGTGTATCTCTTTCACGCGCGTATTAGACGGATAACCTTTCGCCTGCAGCGCCTGTTTTAGCTTGTGTACAAAGAACTCTTGCGCCATTTGCGCCTCTGCTGCGATTGCGTCCGGCTGGAATCGGAGTACCTGAGTAACAATTTCCGTTAAAAAAGCGTCGGGATGCGCTCGCGCTCCCCACGCATGAATTACGTAATATTTGGCCGTTACTTTATGGCGGGCCAGTACGACTATTGCCGAGTAGTCTCCGCGCTGTTTACCCATTGCGAAGTCGATCCCCATCGTGACGTGATAATCGCGGTGCGGGAACGTCATGCCGGCGTCGTAATACGTGAATGAGTCCGGCTTGAATATTTGCGAGTCCTCATCGACCGGATTGTTCATAAACTCCGTATTAAACGCTTTGGTACCGTAGTTGAGCTTTTCTAACGCGAGAAACTGAATCGGAAAGCGTTGCGGCCACAATACCTCGGACCCACGCTCCATCTCTTCGCGGTTAGCTTCGAAATACTTTAGCGCAGCCTCAACGTTAGGTGCCGAGCGCTCTTCCTCCGAGTCCTCAAACTCCGCTAATTCCTCGTCAGTCGGTTCGTAATCCTTGTAGATGCGCTCAAACTCCGCCCACAAATCCGCACGCTCAGGTGGTGAGATAATCGCGGGGAAACGGTTCTTGATAAAGTCGCGCCGTTCATTGAGCACGTAGTTTAGAAGCGAGTCGTGGTGAACGATCGTACCCATGAAGATAATCGCGGTACGAGTCGGATCATATGCCGGCATTAAGTCCGCGTTAAGCCAATCCTTCGCCTTCTGACGCAAGTCCGGCGTATTGTTCGAGTCGCGCGATTCCAAGTCGTCGAGCAAGATGAGGTCCGGACGATAAGCACCGTTACGAAAACCCCGGATTTGCATACCGAGCGAGGTCGCTTCCATCTTCGCGCCGCTGAGCGTAAGGAACGCGTCCTCCGAGTCCTTTTCGTTAAGCATCTTCTTCTCATGGAGCAAAGGACCGAAGTCTTCGCGCAGCTTCTGATTGTGCTTAAGCTGATTCGCAACCCACTTGATGAACTTTTTCGAACCGTTGTTCGTCTCGGAGATAATAAGGATCATCTTCCGCTTTCTATACGCGATCTCATGGACTGGAAAGGCGTTTGAGAGGTACGCAGACTTGGCGTGACCCCTACTCGCCGCCCATGCGATACGCGCCGTCTTATTACGTGAAGATACCGAATCCAAGATACGCGATAGCTTAAGGTGAAAGTCCGGCGCGCCATCTATATCCACGTCCGCCGTCGGAACGAGGTTGTCCGGATTGCCAGGATTCCGCGCTTCCGAAAAGTATTCATAGAAGAAGAACAGCATATCGTCTTCAGCGCGATCAATCCGTTTAAGCCGCTTCAATTCGCCGAGCGTTATCCGGAATGTCTCGTTGTGGTACTCCGTAGCGCGACCGCTCTCGATTAAGGCACGCAGCTTTTTAGCGCGTTCACTAACGAGCTTGATCCGCTCTTGTCTCGCCGGCTTATCAAGCCATTCGTCATTGATCCACGCCAAAATACCGCCTCCTTATCGTTTACTCTTCGTCGCCAAGTAGTGCGTCCAGTTCCGCAATCTCCGCGCTGATATCTTCGTTTGTCTTAGCTCCGTCCGCGCCCTTCGTTTCAACCGCGATTTGATTCGTAATGAGTCCGTGGCGCTTAAAGTACAAGTCGATGCCTTTGATAGACGGTTGCGATCCGCTAATCGTCTTCATAAGCTGGCGATATACAAACGCGCGCTCCGCTTCTAGCATTTCGTCCGCGATTAGATTCACGTAGTCGATGAACGTGCGGTTTTGCGTCCGCCATTTATACAGTGATTGGCGCGATACTCCGATTTCTTCCGCAATCTCATCGAATCCCTTGCGCTCATCCTCCGCAGCAAACTCGCGTTCAACGCATAAGAGAGCCCCGCGGATCTGGCGCACTTCCAACTTCGCTTCTAACGCTGATTTCCGTTTTGACATATTCGTACCTCCCTCGTTTCTCCGTGATTTTTACGTCAAATTAGCGCATTTCACACGTAGGGGTAACGGATGTACCCAAACCGTATGTAATGCGCTAATTTGACGGTGATTCTACGTGAATATTGCGTACAGTAACCACGCGATCAGTCCGATAGGTACCGTAATGACTACGAGTGCTCCCGTAATCAGCATAAACGCGATAAATCTCCAAACGTCTTTATCCGAGCACATCCGTAAGCACCTCCGTTTAGTTGGCGCGATACTGACGCCCTGAGATTAAAAAATCGTGCGCTGGTATTCGTAGCCTGATCCGGCCGCCGGCGACGGGGCCTTTGGGGGTCACGCAATTCGACCGTTACTTTAACGCATTAACGCGTAGACTCTTGCACAAAATATGCATATGGTGAATATGACTACGAAAGTTACAGGTTGCGCAAACCCGCGCCCCGCCTACGTTTCCTCCCGTTCGCCCGTTCCGCATCGCCCGTAACCTCCGCGCCATTTGTACTATTGCGCAGGATTAGCGGTGATTAGCGTGAGTACTACCGCCAGTACCCCGTGAGTTTGGCGGAGGGCTTGCGCCAGGCGGCTCTCGTAGATGAAATCGCATCCCTACCGTAATCCCCCGTTACCCGTCGCCTATACCCGCCCATCTTACTGCCGCCTGCATCCGCCCTATTACCGAAGTGTTTACGTCAGTGCCGAATCCGTACGTTATATCCACGTTGATTTACCGTGTTATTAGCGCCTTAACTCCGTACCCTCACGTCAATACTCCCGTTTGTATAAACACGCTAATAACGCGCCTTCCTACGCTCAGGCAAGGCGTAAGATAGACGCGCTATAAGTACGTGTATTATCCGATCCAAGGTATACGTCTAACTACGAACCTAACCGCTAGATAAAGCGGAGGACAAACGTAAGCAATTACGACACCTAACGGATCATTAGTGTATTCACGCGTATGTCTTACGGCTAAGTACGCACCTAACGTAAACCATACGAACATTATTACGTTTATCATACGTTCTCCCTCCGCTCACTTAGCGTTCGCTTAACGTAAGTGAATCCGCGTTATTTGATCTTTGACTACATGAGGTACTTCGAAGAGTATGCTTCATGACTACTACAAGCAAGGTTTGAGCTTTAAGAATGCTACGGCTTCGCCTTGCCCATCGCCTGCCGGCTCTGGAACATATAATTGATAACGCGCTATTCCTTATGCTTAATGATTCCGCGAGGTTTAGTTTGCGAAGCAAAATCAACCGAAGCGGTGGACCTCGTTCTTTACCGTTTCTTGTTACGGAGTTATACAAGATAAGAGTTGCTCAGGCCCTAAAACGGCGTAATCCCGCGCCGCTCTAAGGCCGAAGCCACTTTTGAACTCCGCAGTATATGGAACGAAATCGCTCTAACTCCGCAGTATATGGAACGTTTTTAGAACGGAAGACTTTCGTCGCCACCGTCCCAAGCCGCTGCAGCACGTTTATTCTGCGTAAACTCATAGCGGACACTTTGCGTATACTCGTCGTCATCGTGCTTCTTACGGTACATTACGTCCGGGTTCATCTTGATAACGGTGACGCCGAATGCCTCCGATCTCATAACGAAACCGCAACGACTGAGCTCCTTCATGCCGCGTGTGACCGTTTGTTCCTCTACGCCTATACAACGTGCGAGGTCCGCTTGTTTCATGTGGTCTAGCGCGTCGAGATTTCGTTCGTTCGGATTATGGCAGAGGTAAAGCCGCTCATAATGAATGTACGGAATCATGCAATATAAAAGGCCCGCCGCTTGAACCGAAAGGTTCTTAACGTCAGACCTCGTTTTTGTTTGGTAAACCTTCGTATATCGCGCGTTAGCGATCGTTTCGCCCATCGTATGGTATTCCGGATTGACTCCGTATACCTTGCGTCTGCCGTCCTTAGCTTCCGTAAGAACACCGCATGTTACCAGCGTCTTAACAACGGACTCAGACCAACGCTGAGCCTTACCGACTGCCTTCGCAATCTCAGCGACACCCATGCGCTTAGCGCCTTCGTATAAGTCTCCGCCTTTGTCGCGCCTCATGTACGGAAGTAGTTTCATGATCGCGCCGAGCTCGTTAATCTCAAGAATGTGCGCAAGCTTCTCGACAGGTTCGTGATAGGACGTAACGTAATGCTTCGTATTCCGTTGGATTGCGTCTTCTCGGGCGGCATATTCCCGTTTCCGGGCTATATCCTCTTCGGAAGTAATGCGGAACCCTTCGAGAGGCACTTCGCTAATCCAGGTGCCTTGCGCGTTCTGGCGCGTAATAAATTCACTCATTCGAACACCTCCCGAGGCATGCGGTAAACCTGCTCGCGAAGCTTGAATAACTCGTCGAGCGTAACGTGTACGGCAAACGCGTAGTTAATCTTCCGACCCTTCGCGTAAGTGCTTTGCATAAACTGGTATGCGAGCTTTTTAGCCAATCCCCGGAGTTTATCTCCTTTGATGTTACGTAAAATTGCTTTATCGGTATTAAAGTCGACGAAGCGCGAGATAGGCCCGGATATGTCCTCGCCATTCCATTCAACCGTGAACGCAGTAATTAACGCCTTTTCACGATTGCAGAACATACCGACAACAGTTCCATGCTTATCAAACGTTTCGCTAACAATATGCTTCTCATTGCAAAATCGACAGTACGTCAACTTTTCCAAACTACCGCCTCCAATTTAGATTTAGATGTATTTCCTTAACGTTGGATTAACGTAAGGGTGTGCGGAGTATACCCGCATCGTTCGTTTCCCTGACGGGATTTACTCCCTCATAACGTATAGCCACAAAACAGCGCAAAATATAGGGTACTTTGAAGGAATTTCCGCTAATCTAACGAATATATTTTCGTATGAAAACGCTAATTACAGACACCGAATTGCTAGCCGCCGCCCTCGCACAAGTCCGCGTAACTATCTATGAACCCGGCGCACACAAGATCGCAGATTACGGAGGCACCGTCGAAAAGTATACGCCTGACTACGTTAAGATCGCAGGCACGTATTTCAGGCGCGACATCTTCGTATTTAAGGCGCAGGAGACACGAAAAAGACCGGATTAGCTCCGGTCCCACCTTCGTATGAAACGCAATATCTTCCGCCATTTCCGCGCCAATCCCGTCTGCTTAACGATCCTCCGCACATCAACGCGCTTTTTCATCCGCTGCTCCCGCTTTAACCTCGACCCACTCTCCGCCAGCCGTCCGTATATAGCTCCGCCCACCCATCCGTTTACCTACCGCAAACATCCGCTTATTCATCCGCTAATACCTCCTTACGCGCATCGTTTAAGTTACGTAACTTCGCTATCTTACGCGCGGCTGTGTAATCCGCGTCGTTTACGATCGATTCAACCATGCCGACGAATGTTGCGTGGATCAGCGCCCGGCGTCGTTCAGGCGCATCATCCTCCGTAAAACTGTTGCGTAATAGAGCTGCGTACGTCTCCCGGCTCATTTGCGCGGCACCTCCCGAAAGTATTCGTTAACCTGGCGATCAAGCAACGTATGGCCGCGAATGATCCAGCGCATTTCACCGGTGTAAGCGGCTGGCGTTGTCATGCGAGCTATTGCGAAGGTGCCGCGGTTGAAACCGAACTTTGCGAAAGGTTTGACGCAGATTACGCGCTTAGTCGGCGTATTAGCGTTGCCCGTGCCGGCGCATCCGTAGCAGACGTAGGTTTCGTTATAGCGGCCGGAACCGTTGCAACGTTCGCATCTTGCGTGTGTGATATCGGTCATATTACGTGTCCTCATTCCGCAATTGAGCGTAAGAACGATACGCACGCATTCTTCTCATCCGCGGTCAACCGGCGATTACCTTCGATATATTTTACGTGCCGCTCGATATCGCCCGGGTCACGGACCCAGTCATTACCGCCGAGACCATGCTTGTTAACGATTGAAACGGAGCCGATGTCTATCCCATACTCCGCGCCGTAATCGGATATTACAACTCTCCCTCCTGCAGCCGCTGCTAACTCTGCTACTTTAAATCCGTCTGAGTCTAATCTGATATCAAGCATTGTATTTCCTCCTCTGTCCCGTTTAACGTTCCGTTCATAATCACAATATACTATGTCCCGTTTAACGTGTCAACACATTTTGGCACTTTTAACGTGACGAATTTTACGCTATACTAAACACAGGAGGTGGCAATCCAATGTCCACGTATAAAGTCCGCCTCAAACTCGATGAACTACTTAAAGAGCGCGGCATAGGCGACCGCGAGTTCGGCCGCTTAACCGGAATACGCCGCACGTCTGTCGGAGATATGCGCGCCAATAGGACGCTGAGGCTACCACTTGACAATCTCGCGATAATGTGCGAAGTTCTTGGCGTAGAAATAACGGACATACTCGAATTAGACAAGGGGGAAGCGTAATGATTAACGAATGGAAGAAAGAGTGGAAAGATGCCGATGTTCTTGGGCGGATAAATACCGTGTTATTAGGGTTAGTCGCTTCCGGAATGGTATACAACGTTATTCTCGTTGCGTCAGGGTACAACTATCCGTAATGAGGCGCTTCTTTTCGTTAAGCGGCCGATAAAAGTTCGGCCGTTTCTTCCGTTTCCTCACGTACAACCTCCGTTTCATTGACCTCGCCCATTTCGTTCGCCCAACGCTTGCCAATACCGACACAGCTAACGAAAGGCTCCGTAAGTTCGCCGCCAGTTTCGTAAAGGTTATACGTAATGATGTCACCGGGAGATGTATCGCGTTTATATCGTTTAGCGCGTAGATCATTACGTATCTTAGCATGCGCATCAACGTGGATCAGCTCCCTAGTGCTGCGCTTTCTACGCTTAGGTAAGCGATAACTCCGCCCATCGACACCATACTCTTCCGCAACCTCTAGCGGCACCTCGTTTTCCCGACGACGCTCGAACTGACGCTCAGATAAAAACGGATACTCCTCGTTACGCGTCTTCATACGGTCGGTGTTTGTTAATTCCTCGCGCAGAATATAATCGCTTAGTCGGTCAAGTTGAGCGGCATCCGGCGACACTCCGTGAACCTCTACGTATGAATTGATAAGGGCTGTTACGGCCGCCATTCTTTCCGTACGATCCTCAATACCAAGTCCGATGATTTCCGTTACCTTATCCGCAAATTCCGCTTTGTAGTTACTCACGCGCATTCCTCCGTTTGGTCAATTTCGATTCCTTTATGCAAGCGTAGAAACTCCGCCGTCTCTTCCGGATTTAACTGCGCGATCATTTCCTGCGCGTCGTACTCAACGTTAACTTCCCCGTACTCCCAACGCCGATATACTGCCGCCATCTTCTCCGCTGCGGCCTCAATCGCTTCGGCTACGGTAGGTTGCGTTACGCCCATCTGACGCGCTGCCTCCGCCTGTGTAACGTCTAGTCCGTAAACAAACGCAATGGCCTCCGTCTGCCTATCGGTCAAGCCGGCGCTGTTAATTGCGCTATGCAAATCGACGAGAATGTCACACGCGTCATAGTCGCCGCGGAAGCGTGCGGAGCTGATACGGTGGCGATCGCGTAAAAGCGCCTTAACGCCGGAACTATCGTTTAACGAATATTTAACGTTGTAGCTACGCGAACCCTTTTCGATATCGATCTTGACATGTCCGATGGTAATCCGCTCCCTTTTAACGATGAGAAGGCGCAGGCCAAACGAAACCCGCCGCAACTCTATCGTGAATTTTTCGAATACTTACGTTTTCATAGCTTAGGCCGCGGAATCCAGGTCGAGAGCGGCAATACGTTCGTTTGCGACATCTACGTATCCACCGTCCGTCTCAAATCCGATGAAATTGCGTCCTTCTAACGTTGCCGCGACCACTGTCGTTCCGGAACCTATACAGTTATCGAGAACCGTTTCGCCAGGATTCGTATACGTGCGGATTAAGTAGCGGAATAGGTCAACGGGCTTCTGCGTTGGGTGGTATGATTCGCGTTGTTTATCCGTAGAAAACACGAGAACACTTCGCGGGTATCTTTCCGTACTCCCACCACCGCGGATTCCTAACCGTGTATCTCCGTAGTTACTTCCGTCTCCCGTGTGCTTAGTGTACGTATGGACCGGCGGGTGTCCGGACGTTTTCTGCGCGTTGTACGTCGGAAGCTGTTTATAGAATACGAGGATATTTTCGTGCGCCTTCATCGGCATTTTCTTCGCGTTAAGATGTCCGGTGGCGCACGTTTTCTCCCAGATCCACTCGTAACGCAAAAGCTTCAGGTTGCTTGCGCCAAGGACTTTGTCGAAAGGGGTTTGCGCTGTTAATACGATAGCCCCGTCGTCTTTAATAACGCGCTCGTACTCGCTCCATAACGGTTCAAGCGGGATGATCGAATCCCACTTATTACGCGTCGTTCCGTATGGTAAGTCGCAGAGTATCATGTCAACGCTCTTATCCGGAATCTTCCGCATCCCTACGAGACAGTCTTCGTTGTAAATCCGGTTCAGCTCGATCATTAAACCGCTCCTCTCGTTATCCCCAACTCGTTCTCTACGTATTGTTCCTCGCAAAATCCGTCGTGTGTCTTCGCGCCGCTTGCGTAAGATGTAACGGAGTGGATGCCGCGCTCAATCGGTTCGCCGCAATAGGCGCAATAACCAACGATATCCACGCGTTCATCCGGTGGCTGGAAACGGTCAAACGCGCTCATTACGCCGCCTCCGGTAAGGATTGCGCAAGCGCTGCGTTAAGCTGCTCCGCTAGCGCGACTCCGATAAGGTAAGAGACGCGCGATGCGACTCCGTTGCCTACGATGCGGTATTGCGCGGATAGTGAAATCGTGTCCGGCAGTACGTACGAATCGGGTACGGATTGGATGCGGAGACACTCGCGGACGGTGAAACGGCGTGGTTGCGGGTGGCACAGGTAATCTCCTCCGCGAGCCTTCTCTGTCACAGTGTTACTGGGAGAGTCCAACGGCTGTATAGCGTATTCAAGTTTAGCTCCGTTATATGTGCTACCTTCATTTCTTGTTTGGCGCGCGTGTTTGATGTTTATGTGGTTCAGTTCGCAGTGGCGATCACCGTGTTCTTGAGACTTCGGCTCCGGTAAATCTCCGATCACATCACGCAACACTTGCGTCCGATAATCTTCCGTCCGCGGCTCCGGAAACTTGAATGTAAAGCCGATATCCTTACGCACGCCGACGATAAACACACGCTCACGTTTCTGCGCCACTCCGTAATCCCACGCATTTACTAAGCGCCAGGATACGCCATATCCAATCTCCGCGAAATTTTCGAGAAGCGCGTCAAATGTCGGGCGGTGCTTCTTCGTAAGCAGTCCCTTTACGTTTTCGAATACGAAGGCTTTCGGCTGTTTCCGCGCAATAATATCGAGATACGTCCATACGAGTTTACCGCGCTCTCCCTCTTCGCCGGCGCCCGTTCCTGCAACGCTGTAGTCTTGGCACGGCGGACCGCCTGCGAAGACATCTGCGTCAGGAATTTGCGTTTGGATCTCATCGCCCGTAATATCGCCGCAAACTACGTAGTCGCCGAGGTTATACGCGTAAGCCTCTGCCGCGCGTTTATCGAAGTCATTTGCGAATGTGATATCGTAGCCTGCCGCCTTGAGTCCGACGGCCATCAGACCGCCGCCACAAAAGAACTCGGCGACCGTAAGGCCGTTCGGTGGTAATTGCGGAGTAACGTTATAATTGCGGATGGTCATCGTCTCCTCTCGTTTTCCTTGCGGGTACA